GCAGGAAGAACGGCAGCGGCTATCGCGCCCATTTCAGTCGCCTATCCATTTTGAGTGAACCGTTTCGATTGGTTTGAACCCAAGCGCATTGAACAGACGCGAGGAGTCCTTGTGATCCTTGGAGACGGCGAACATGCGCTTGACGCCTCTGGCGCGCGCCTCTTCCTCGACCTTCCGGAGAAGCCGTCTTCCCGCGAAACCGCCCCGAATGTCCGGGTGTGTCCAGTAGATGTCCATCGCGAGAGTGGTGGTGGACTTGTAATGCAGATGCGGCATTACGAAGCCCATGTAATAGCCGACCAAGCGCCCGTTCTGGCGTAGGGTGATGAACAGGAGGATTCCTGCGCGCTCAAGTTGGGCGTAGCGCGGCCAGTCCACGTCCAGAGGAACCTTGTCCTTGTCGAGCGCCAGTTCCTCCCAATGCTTGGGGAACAGCCTTTCGAGCTCGGGGCGCACGGTCATGAAGGATTCCGCCTGCGCAGTGATCGGGGCAGTCTCCAATATCCGTGCAGCCGTCGCCATGCTGGACACGGTAATTGCGCGGAGAATTGCCTGCCGAGTTTCTGATGCTTATTGTGGCGGCGCTCGGGTCAGGACTGGATATGTGGAAGCGGCTTTTCCCGAACCTCGCGAGAATAGACAGCGGCAAACTTTTCGGATGGTGTTTCACGGCCATCCTTGCGTGGATCGCGATTTACGGCGTGACGCTGGACTTCTTTATCTCGCAGGGATGGGTGACGGTCGTATGGCCCGAAAGATAGCGATGGGTCTGTTGCTCCTGGTTGCCGTAGTGGCGCTATGGTTCGACGTCGCGACCAAGGGGCAGTGTTGTTAGCGCCCCAGCACTACTAGCGATCCGCCCGTTATATTCCCCGCCGTGACCGCCATTTGAATGGCATTTATGACGTTTGTGACCATTCCGGCATTGGCCAGATAACCGTGGGCGGAAACGTTGACGTAATTCTTTCTGACGCCCGCTATATTGCCGGAAACGTGAACGAAGATGCTCACCGCCCCCGTTTGCGCCGTGCCGTGACCACACATATCTCCGGCGTTGCTTGGTATTCCAGCTATTTGATAGACCTTGTAATCGCCGGATGTCGTGTAAAACGTGCTGCCGCCATCTGTGCTCGCCTGAATGAAGCGAAACCCGCTTGAACTTGTGGTAACGTCCTGCATTGAAATGAATAGTTCGCTATAGCTGCCCAAGCCGGTGAGGGTCACGCTGGTAACGTTTGTGCTCCACGTCCAGGATGCAACTTGCGTCCACGCTCCGCCACCGCTTCCGCCACTCCCACTGCTTGCGGCAGTAACGCGCCCTTTTGCGTCTACCGTGATATTGGCGTTCGTATAGCTTCCTGCTGTAACGCCGCTATTAGCCAGCGTTACCGTGATCGCCGTCGTTCCGGATCCCGTCGCGTCCCCCGAGAGAGTGATTGTCTGATTTGCAGTCAGGTATGAGCCTGCGACCTGCGCGCCGATGGTGTGGTAATCCACGATGACGGCGCCGGACCCATCGAAGGATGTTCCGGGCGCCGCGCCGCCCGACGCTTGGAATGTGACCATGTTCGGAAGATGAAGCGCGACCGAACTTGCCGCCGTTGCCTGCCCCTGCGCGTTGAAGGTGACTTGGGCGACGTGCGTAGCGTCTCCGTAGCTTCCCGCAGTAACTCCGGTGTCGGTTATACTTACAGCGTCCGCACTGACCGAGAGGCCAGTCCCAGCCCCGACATTCAGGGTCACATCGGCGCTTAGCGTCCCACCGCCGGTCAGGCCATCTCCGGCGATGATGGAGGTCCCCAGAATCGCGCTGAAAACGGAAGGCACGTTCCCAGACAGGAGCCGCTGCAATGCTTCGATTGACTCGACTGTGCGCGGGTCATTGCCGACGAACTTATAAATGTCGGCGCGCCGCATCTGTGTGAAGCTGGAAAACGCGCTAAGATCAGCCATTCAGCGCCTCGAACTGTGCCTCAAGCCGATGAAACGAGACCGGGACAGCACTTGCGCCTCTGAAGCGATAGGATCGCCAGTTACGGAACATTCCGTTGCGTCTCCACGCCGGTCTGGCCGTCGTCTGGCCCCGCGATCCGAGCTTTGCAGTACGTTCCTGTGAGAATGTCAGGCCATCATCGGTCCATGACATGAACGCGAGCGGGGTTTCGGTTGTCGTGGAGCGCCCGAACTGCCCGACAAGCTCCAATTCGTGACAAATCGCCCCTTTGCCTTCCGAATAGACAAGCTCAGCGTCGAACCTCCACCCGGCAACGTCTCCGAACTGTGCCGCGGTGGTATTATCGAGATAGCCCAGAGCCGTTCCGGTGCAGTCGCCGCAATTCCAGCGATCATAGCAGAGGACGAAGTTGCGCGGGCGATACTGATCCTTGCCCAATGCTCCCGAGCCGAGCCGATACCAGACAGGAGTCTGAAGCGCCTGCGAAGCTGAATGCGAATAGACGAACGTAGTGCAGGGAAGGTGAACCAGAAGTTCGACAACGCCCTCACCGGTGCGGGATTCGAGGACAATCGTTGCAAGCTCATCGTCCGTCAGCGAAGAAAGCGCGCGCTCTACAGTCGTGTCGCTGATCGGGAGCGCAGATCCCTGTCCGGCGACATAAACCCGAGGACGTTCGTTCTTCCCCGCCCCACAAAATGCGAACGTGTCGAGAAACAGGCATTTTGCCCCGGTCCCGACAATGCCCTTGTCGATCTGCGCTCCCCGCATTCTCGCAAACGGGAACGGGGCGGCGTCGGTCACAACCCCAGTGTTATAAAACACCTCGATTGTCTCCGAACCCAGAGCGTAAAGCTCGCCTCGGATCGAGAGAATGCCCCTGATGCCGTCAGGATCGGCCTCTGCTGAGCCGTAAGCCAAAGCAGGGAAAACAGTCGGATCGTTGAGGTCCGAAACCCTGATAACGGTCCCGTCCGTGGGGATGAAATAGCCATCCTGCCAGCAGACATCGACACACGTCCCGAGATTGGCGTCCGTGACCTGAACGAAGCCGTTGGTCGGGTCATAATAGTAGAGGTTGCCGTTGCTCTGGATTCCCAGACGGTCGAAGGAAATGGCGAACGTGCATTGCGTCGTCCCCCCAACCGTCCCGAGAATGATGGTCGTGCCATCGGACGCGACCTGGATCAGCTTCGTTCCCGAGACCCGATAGAGAACGCCATTCCACTCGATCCCGCCGCGATCCGCTCCTTGGCCGGTCCCGTTTGAAGTGACGCCGGGAGCGGTCCGAAGGTAGCCTTTGCTGATCTGCGTATCGTTGACATAGGGAACGAGATTGATCGGATAGGAGCGGTCGAAATCCGGCCCCTTCCTCGAATAGATACCCGAGAGAATCGGCAGTTGCATTTACGCCGTCGGCGGAAAGCGATTGCGGAACCAGAAGCGGTTTCCTGCCCCAACTGGCATTTTATCTGACAGTGGTATCTCGACTTCGCGAGCATATCGGCAAAACAGCGTCGAGCGGGTCTCAGAGGCTCGCTTCAGGAGGAACGGCGACGGGGTTTTGCCGAAGCTTCCTGCTATCTCAAGCGCGAGATTGGATGAGAAGGCGCTTACGTCTGCTGCGTTGATGCCGGCAGCATCTTCTGGGTCAGATGCGCCCTGAACGGCAGGCTGGATATAACCAAAATCCTCCAGCTTTGATTGCCATTCAGAAGCCAGCGAATCTAGCCGGGCAAGAGCTGAAATGCGCTCTTCCGCGGTAACGTCGAAAACATAGTTGGCGCGCGCCAAGTCTTCGAAAGAGCGATCAATGATAGCGCCCTTGGTCAGCGTGGAACCTGGGTTCAGCGCGTCTCCGGTTGAGGAAATGAGCAATGTCGCCGTGCGGTCGAGCGTCTGTCCACCTTCAGTGACGATCTCGCATTTGACCGAAGCGGTTTCGCCATCAGCGCCGCCCGCAACCCAGGCATAGACGATGCGCGGATCGTTATCGCTGTTGGCAATCGTGACCGTGCCGGCGGTTACGGTGAGCGTGAAGCTCTCAATCGTGTCGGGGTAGATGTCCGGCCAATAGAATGGATACTGGACCGTCTCTCCAGGCTTCTTCGGGTTCCAGTGCGGCTCCATGCCCTAGCGATAATGGGGAACCGGAAACTGCGCGGAGTTTCTGATCTACTTGCCCTTGAGAACCTTGCGGGCCTTCGTCTTGATCTTCGCGGCAGTGGCAGCAGAGATATTCCCGGCGCGCTGAGAGCGGGTTGCGCCGCCGATGGCAAGCCGTGCGTGTTTTTTGTCGCCAATCGGGAATGAGCCGTTAGGACCAGCCTTTGGGCCTTTGACTTTGCTCGGTCGCAGTTTCTTCATTGCATCCTCACGAAAATGACGGGCGACTCCAGGAGAGAAGAGCCGCCCGCCAAATCAACAGACCGTGTTAGGTCTGGCTCTCCAGCATGATACCGGCGAGCTCGGGGTTGAGGACGGTCGCATTCGCCCACACGAACAGACGGTACTTGGCCGTCAGGGTGTCGATCGAGCTGTCCGAAAGCATCACGATCTGAACGCCGCTGTCGGTCGTTGCCTTGCGCACCATCTTGCCCGATGCGGTGAACGCATCGGTGTTGAAGTCGGCATGGACGATTTCGACCGCTGCCTTCTCGTAGAACACGCTGACAGGCTTCGTGACCGTGTTCAGGATGGTGATTGCAGCATTGTCCGCCGGAGTGGTCGTCACGTTGGCATACGCCTTCTGCGAGGCGGCCGCGCCGTCCGCCGGGATGATCGCCGGAGAAATGACCCAGTGCGTGCTGTCCGTGACGCTGATGATCCGGAAGGTCTTGAGCTGGCCCGTGTCCTGCTTGTTGATGTGGCCGACCGAGTTGACCCCGGCAATCGTGAACACGTCGCCGGCAGCGCCGCCGGTTCCGGTATCGACAACCAGTGTCTGAGTGCGGTTGTCAACCGGAATGCCGTTGCCATCCGTCGAAGCCGGAGTGGTATTCTGGCTCGCTCCGTTGACGAGATAGCCCGTTCCCGACGAACCCGTGATCGACTTGGCATAATCGACACGGTATGTGTCGAAGCCGCCAATCGGAGGCAGGGCGCTACGGGTGTAGGCGTCCATCGGCGCACCGGCCATCGTCCCGCGAGACGCGAGGTTGCCAGCGAGGTTCTTCGCCATGCGCGGATTGAGCAGCATAACCCGCTGGCCGCGAGTGCATTGCTGTTCGAGCATCAGCGCATCCGCTTCAGCCGCATCGTCATAGCTGGCGATGGTGCTGGAGTTGATGACGGCGAGAGTGCCCTTGTTGGCGATTTCCTGCGCAACGAGAGTGTCGAGCTTGTTCGACAGCATGATCTTCGCAGCCTCGACAGAGTTGCGCATCACATGCTCGTTGTTCAGATCCTTGCCGACGAACTGGACCGGCACGTTGCGAAGGTGCGATTCAGTCAGGGTCGAAGGAACCGTAAGCTCGGTCAAGTCCTTGTAGGACGAACTCATGTCCCGGCCATCGACCACTTCTGTCAACATGGGCATCGGGCGATAGAAAGTCTGTCCGCCAAGTGCGAGGTCGTTCGAGTTGGGCTTGTAAAGCTCAACGTTCTTTGCGCTGATGTTGAGCGCGTCGAAACCTTCAACGACCTGATCGAAGAAGATGTCGATATTCTGTGAAAACGAGTTGCTCATTGTCCAGGTGTTCCCGAAAGAAGGTTGTTACCTGGCCTGCGGTTTCAGCGACTTCTTGTAGGCGATCAGTTTGGTTCGATCCCCCGTCCGAGCCGCTTCTTCCTCAAGCCGCTTCAGTGTCTTTGCCGAACCGGCGAGCGGGGCTGAGCCTCGCACTTCGGATTCGGGAGTGGTCGTCACCTTCCTGCGTTCCATCTTGGTCTGTGCCTCCAATCGTGCCGCAGAAAAGGCGAACTCAATCGGGTCTGAGATTTGAGCGAGTTCCCGGAGCTTTTGCGGGTGCTTGCCGAGCGCATAGACAAGAGTTGCCTTGTTCTCGGCCCCGTGGATCAGGATCGACTGCTGCTGTTCGTTCAGTGAACTTAGGACAGCGGCCTCGGCGTCATCGAAGTCCTTGGCTCCCAGAGCGTCTTTCTGTTTGCCGTAGTCAGCGACTTTCGCCTGATACTTCTCCACGACTGCGGCCTGAGCTTTTTGGGCCTCAGTCTGCGCTCTCTCCGCTTCAGATTTGCGGCCCTTCCAAGCATCAAGCTCGGCCTCGAACCGCTCCTCGTCATAATCGCATTCCGCGAGCGTCGGCTTTGGTCCGACTTCCGGAACCTTCGGCTGCTGAGCCTTTTTCAGCTCGGCATTCTCACGTTCCAGTTCGCGAGTGCGTTTGCGAAGATCGCGCACCCAGTCCGGTGCGTGCTCTGAGGCTGGCGCTGCCTCTTCCCCGAACGA